CTCGCCACCGTCGGCGGTGCCGTCGGTAACGCTAACCCGCTGTCTACGTAGGTCGGAGCCGTCTGAACTAACGTGCTGTAGCTTGCGGGGTCGTACTCGTCTAGCTTCAATCGCCAGCGGCCAACGCTCACGAACGCAATCGACATAATGCGCATGAGCTTTGATGCAAACAGCGCGCCGTAGGTGACGGTGATGATGTCGCCCATTTGCAGAGCTAACCCACGGTCAAAAATCGTTTGCTCTAGCTCTAAATCCTCAAGGTACAAGTGATTGCGGCGCTCTATTGAGTAGCGCAGCGCCTGTGAATACTTGATGAATCCCGGCATTGGCACAACGGTGCCGCGCCGCTTTTCACCAGACGGCAAAGCGGGAATATCGGAGCCACGCGGAGCAATTGACGGGACGCCGCCGACGCCATCGGTGTAGCGGATAAAGACGAGGTTAGGCCGGTTGCGCTGGGTCTTTTTGCCCCATGAAAACGAGCCGTCAACAATGTCATCTGTGACGATGGTTGCAACGCTTGAACCTATCGCGTCTGGAATCAGGCGGTAAATCGAGCCTTCGGGCACAACGAAGCAACCGGCATATTCGCCCATTGCCTTAATCCAACTTTCGGCGGGTTGCTGTGCTTCGATTGCCAGATTCAGTTCGCGGGTTTTCTCGCCGCCCGATAGCGCAACGTCGTTGTTGTTCGCGTTGGTTGTAACGTCAGCCCAAAATTCAGCCGTCGGCGTCATGCCTAAGCCGAGCGTATCGTCGTACAGCAAACGCGCCGTGTGTAGCGTTGGATTGGTGGTGTAGAGCCACGTAGCGGGCGATGCGTAGGACTGCGCGCCGTCGCGTGGGTCGTAACACTTCAGACCGCGAACGGTCGCGATGAAGTCGCCAATGCTTACAAGGGTTCCCGATGAATCTGTCGGCGGGAGATTTACAACGCTGTAGGCTAGGCCGGTGAGCGCGTCCGTCCACGTTACCCCGATGCTCGCAAACGCCGTCACCATTGACGCGTTTACCGTTTGCGAAGCGGTGCCGGTGTAATGAGTAACCGTTGCGCCCGAAGGTAGAGCAACGCCGCCCATTGTGATGGATTCGATAGCGTCGATTTCGCCACGGCACCACAACAGGATGATTAGCGCGTTGTTTCCGTATTTCAACGCGCGGGCGAGTGACGCGCCCAAAGCGACACGGCCAAAGACGATACGTATCGGCTCGTCAATCGCGGCGACGTTCAGGCGTGTTTCGTAGGCGTCGCGGCTGACGTTTTCAAGCGTATTCTGTGGAGCGCGAGAAATTGAACCTGTGCCGGTGAGCACGTAGTTCGGAATGATCGTCGGGGTGTACGGTTCCGGCCCTACAGGTTGCGGCGGCTCTACGGAACTCATACGGTTTCCAAGATTGCTTCAACCGACACGCGGAACTTGCCGATTGCACTGCGCTTCACAGAAACCCACCGTGCCGTAACTGTTGAACCTGATTCCTTCCAAGTGAAATCAACGGTAGCGCTCGCGCGGTTTGTTGCGTAACTCGAATCCAACGCGTCCGCTTCAGCGACAGAGCAAGCGGCATGAATCAGCGTGTAGCGCTTTTTAGGTGTAGGCCACAACGACACACCGCGAAGCGTTCCGGCCTCTGTGCGCGACAATTTCAACGCGTCGATAGTGTCAACGCGCGAGCCTACGGTTAAGCCACATTTGGGCATAGGGTAGGTGGCCATTACGTCAACTCCGAACGCGGGTTAAGAACAATCGTGCCGTTACCCCATTGAATGACCGTGCCAGCAGGCGCGAACAGTTCAGCGGGTAACGACGTGGAGTAAGTGCCGCGCGGGATTTCAACGGTCTTGCTATTCAGGCGTTTCGCCGTTAGCTTCAATGCGCCGTTGCCGCCGTTGGCTGAATCGCACACGCCATCGAATACGAGCACCGGATCGCCGGTAGCCGTAGCCTTCGCGTCGAAAATCCAGAGCTTGCAAGTGCGGTCTGCGATTTCTTCATTCAGGACGAACGCGGCAATTACGTTGTCGGCGTCATCAAAATTGATGCTTACCGATTGGTCGATTGAGTTGCCCCACGTCAAACCGGAAACCGTGAACGCACCGTCTGCCCATGAAAGCGCGTTCCATGTCATCGCACCGTTAGTTGAAAGCCGGATCGTCGTTGAGAAACCCAACTCAAGAAACCAGCGCGGTTCCGTGATCGTCTGAACGGTTGCGGTTAGTGTTGGGCTTGAGAGGCTTCTCATACGTTGCCCCGCACTTCCACGTTCCCGTCGTTCTTGACGGTGATTTCCAACTGACGTGGAGTCAACGCGGTGTCACGGTCAATCAGCGCTGTCTCACGATCTAAATCAGCCGTCTCTTTAATCTGTGCCGCGAAGTCTGCGAGCGCATCAGAGATGACGGTTTTCAGGTTGTTGTTTTGCTTGTCTAGCGCATCGCCAGCGGCTTGCAGGCGTTGCAATACAAGTTCTTCAACCGCTTTACTTCCGCTGATGAATTGACCCGATAACGCCGTTTTGTCAGCGTCAGACAACAGGCCGAACGCGCTGTTTTGCAGTGCATCGATTTGGCGCGCGAGGCGGTCAATTGTTTCCGGGTCGGTTGCCGCACCCAACGCAGCAAAAAGCGCTTCGGCTTGGTCTTGGAAGTATTTGTATTTTTCTTCAACCCCGAGCGTTTGCAGGAAGAAACCTTCCTGACTGCTTCCGAACAATTCAGCGAGCGCGCTTTTAGTCTCTGCAATCTTCGCGGTCGCTGATGCGTAGGCCGTGGCAAGCGCGGTAATGCCGCTTGCAAACGTCTCAATGCCGATAGTGCCGTCGGCTAATTGGTCGCGCATTTCCGCGAGCTTTGCCGCCTGCAATTCGTAGGACGCCACAACGCCGCGTGTGCTCGCCTCTATGTAATCTTCAACCGCTTTGCTGGTGTCGGTGCTGAACGCTTCAATTGATACAGCGAGCACCGCAACCGCTTCACGCGCTGAATCAGACAGCGCAGCAAAACCCGCAAGCGAGAGATTCAGGCCGGGGACAATCTTGTTCAGCTTTTCGATTGCAACCGCAGCGCCTTGCAATTTGACGATGTACTGAATCAATTCATCGGCTGTGCCGGCAAAGCTGCGAACAAGGTTGCCCGCGCCCGCTTCTAGCGCGTCGAACGCTACGCCGTAGCGAGCCTGTAGGAACTGTTTCGATGCGGCCTCGATGTTGGCCTTGATCTCTTCCTCAGAATTGCCGCCGTACCATTCAGGATTTACAAGGTTCTGGATTTGGTCTTTGACATTCGCAAGCGTTTGCGCGTTGAAAAGGTCTTTCGCAAAAACGTCGTCAATGCGGTTGATAGCAGAGATGAACGGTTCGACGAGCTTGTTCTCGAAATCGCCCGCAAAGTCGAAGTTGCCGAGCGATGAAGAAATGATGCCTTTTCGGTTATCGCCAGTCAGCAGCGAGTTGTCGAACTTGAAGCCTTTTTCGTCAGCGCCAAACGCTTTCCACAGCGCGAAGATTGAACCCACCGCCAAACCGATAGGGCCGAGTACGCCGAGGAACGCCGTAGCGCCGCCAGTGAGCGAGCTAAGGCCAGCGGTAAGACCTTGCAGAATTGAGCCTGTGCCAGCCACGACAGAGCTATACACGCCCGCTGCGGTCGCAAGACTTGATCCACCTAACAGCGAAGATCCGACACCCAACAAACCACCGATGCCGCCAACATCTAAACCGCCGGATGAATCGCCACCACCCAAACCGAGCGCGCTAGCAATGCCGCCTAGACCACCAGACACGCCACCCGCTACGATGTTCAGCACAAACTTTGTGGCGAACTGTGCAGCGAGTTTCGTGAAGAACTGCTTTATCGTGTTGCCGAGATTCGCGAACGCATCGCGCCCGTTTTGAAACAGGTCAACAAAGAAATCTTCGATGCCGCCCTCGATTTGCTTGTAACGCTCCAGCGCCGACAAGTTATCTTCATGCGCTTGCTTCACGCCGACGATTGCAATTTTCTCGTCGTACAGCTTATTGATTCGGTCAACGTCTGACTGGCTCATTGCCAGCTTCAACGCTTTCTCGCGCGCCAAATTGATGTTGTAAATCTCGCGCTCTGCGTTTACGAGTCCGAGCGCTTTTACTTCCTCGTTCAGCTTTTCGTTTTCAGCGTCGAGCGATTTGAATAGCGCGTCTAGCGCGGCCTGTTGATCGTCGATGCCTTTCAGGTAGGTTTCGGTTTCTTGCGCGAGCGCCTTGTTAATAGCCGCTTGGCCTTCTGCAATCTTTTTCTGATCGTCAGCGAACGTCTTGGACTGCGCAATAGCGAGCGCCAGCCCGTCTGCATACTTAGCCGCGCTGATTGCACCGACTTGGAAAGCCTTCGCTAGCAGTTCTGTCTGTTTCAGTAGCGCGCTGTCAACATCTGGATTTTCGAGCTTGTTGAAAAGCTCGGTAAGCGCCTTTTGTAGAACTGTTGTCTCTGAAATGGCCTTGCCTGCGGCCTTGACGCTGGTCGTGTATTCGGCGGTTTTCTTGGATGCTTCGCCTGTAGCCGCCGCGCCCTTTAGTGCGCGGTCGCGCGCATCATCAAACGCGCCCGCTTGTTGGCTGATCGCAGTCGTGTAAACGCTGTATTTGGTTGCCGCGAGTTCGCTTGCTTTCGCGGATAGCTCGCGCGCCTTAGCAAAACGGTCGTCAGCCTCCGCAAACAATTTAAGGGATGAACCGTAATCGCCAGCCGCGCGCGCGGCACCAGCAGCCAATAAATCGAGCGCGCCCTTCGCGCCCTGTGCGAGTGCAGCAACCTCTAAATGCAGCGCTCGGAATTGGTTGATGCCGACAACGATTGAATCAATCGTTTGGCCTATTGCAATAGTCGCCTCGCGCGCCCACTTCGCTAGCGAGCCGTCAGCGGCTAAGTCAGCGATTGTTTTCTGTAGCCCGTCACCCTCTTTTTTAAGGTTCAGGATCGCGGTTAGAAAGTCGTTGATTGCCGGTAGGATTTCCGACACAACGACACGGCGCAATTGCTCGCTTTGCAGGGCAAGACGCGCCATCGATTTCTCGTATTCGTCGGCTGCTTCTGTGTTGCCGACAAAGACGTTTTCAAGCTCTTGCGCGTTGCTCGCCATGTCCTTAAACAACGGCAACAACTGCGCGCCGGACTTGCCGAACAAATCCATAGCAAGCGCGGCTTTACCCGGCCCCTTGTCGCTGAACTCTGACAGCTTCTTAGCGACCTCTAACGTGATCTCGCCAGAGTCGCGCAAGTTGCCCTGTGCGTCTTTGGCTTTGATGCCTAAGAACTCCAGCGCCTTGCCCGCGCCCTTTGTTTCATCCTCAGAGCCGGAAAGCCCTTTATTGAGTTTGATAAGCGCGGATTCGATGCCTTCAAACGCTTGCCCGCTGATCTTCGCCTGAGCCTGTAGCTTTGCGAGCGACTCAACGGTAGCGCCGGTTTTCTCTGCGGCGTCGTCTAGCGCAGCCAATCCTTTAACCGTTTCGGTGAATGACTTAATGGCAGCGTCGGCAACCTTAGATGCGGTTTCCAGCGCGATCAATTGCCCGGCGAAGGACGTGAGTGCGCCGGTCGCTGCTCTGCCTAGTGAACGCTCGAAATCGGCAAAGCCTTTTTCAGCGCGTTTTAAGCCTTCGGTGAACTGCGCAGAATCCAGCGCGAGTTCAGCGACTAAGCGACCTAGTGCAGCCATTCGTTATTCACCATTCACCATTTTTTGGAATTGCTCTCTGTAGAAAGCGGGGTCATCGGCAACGGGTATTTCTTCCGCTTCGGGCTGTTCACCCCACGGAATCAAGTAGTCATCAATGCGTTGGTTTTTCGCGCCTGCTATGCCCGCGATTTGCATGCGGAGTAGCGCAAAATTCATGTCGTCTCTGCGCTGTCCGATTGGTTCGGTGCGCATGAATTCGGCCCATAACTCAAACTCGTGCCCCGGCATTTCCGCGAGTTCTGCAAGCGGCATGCGGAGCGACAACGCAAGACGCATGCATTCGCGGAGTGCCGGTGCTAGTTTGGGCTTTTGTTAAGAGCCTCGTTGAGTTTGACGAGCATCGATAAATCGAGCGCGCCGAGTTCGTTCATATCATCTTCGTTGGCTGCGTCGTAAACGGCTTTGCCACTTTCGTCGCACAACAGCGTGGCGAGGATGCGCGGTAGCGCTTTAGCCTTGCCCGCTTCGTCAAGTTCGTTGAGTTCCCGAATTGCGATGTAGTCATCCATGCGCATGCGCCGGAAGTAAACAGGCGTGTCGAGTCCTTCGATGATTTCTTTGCGTGGCCCTTCGCTGATACGGGCGTGAATTGCTTTGCGAATGTCGCTCATTCGATTTCCTTAGAAAGTAAAAAGCCGCCCGAAGGCGGCTGTGAAGATCGGCGATTAAGCCGGGATGAAGAACACTTCTGCGGCTGCTTTTTTGAGCGTGCCATCAAGCGTCCAAACGCCGTTAACCGCGCCCTGCCAGTTCAGGTTTTGAACGAACACAGGGACGTAGTAAGCGCCGTTTGTTGCTGGCGATGGGAAGTTGACCTTCACAGGGAAGGTTTCGCCCGTTGCCTCGTAGCCGCGAAGGGCTTTTTGCACAACACCTTGCGGCAGTTTGTTACCGCTTACAGTGACAGTGCCGAGTGACGTAACGCCGGACTCGAAAGTAGTAGACGAGTCGCACATACCGGTTGTGTCGATTTCAGGACGTGCAGGGTTGGAACTGTTGAAGTTCTTGGCCTCACACATTTTTTGCCATGTGTACGGCTGCACAGAACCGCCCGTACCTGCCGCGACATAGGCCGTTGTGTCTAGATTGATCGTGAAGGTTCCCGCAGCGGGAGCGCCTACCCAATACCAACCCGCCGGGAATTCAGGCATGCCAGTTACAGCGCCGATATAGACGATGTCACCAGCCGCGAAGCCGTGAGTCGATACCGACACGACGGCGGGGTTTGCCTTGGTAACGGCGGTGATGGTTTTGGTTGCTGGTTTGGTGACGGGAATCCAGAGTTCGGAACCCGCGAAGCGTGTGGCTGATGCCATGATTGTTTCCTTTCAGGAATAAAAAAACCCGCCGTAGCGGGTCTGGTTTTTGTGACTAAGTAACTAAACGCTCGCGGCGTTTTCCCAACAACGCACAGAAATCAAGGCTCGGAAAAGCTTTGTGTCCTGCTCGTAGTCCGTTGCAAAGCCTTCTACGGCTTCAATGAGCGATGAGCCATGCAGCGCGGCGATTGCTGCCTCGCGCAAGACGCATAAATCAGAGTGGTTTTGGTGGTAGCAATCGACTTGAAAAAGCCGTTCGCTGTCTCGCGTGGATCCGCAGATTGAGGCGTCAGGCACAGACGACACATTGCTGAACACGATGAACGGCGAAGCGGTGCCCTGCTTTGCTATGAGCGGGTAAGCCTTACCGCTAACCAGCGGCGATAGCAGATTGAATAGCGAGACTTCAAGCATTGGTTTGTTCCAACTTTTGCTTAATCCGCTCTACCATCGTGTCAATTACTTCCTGCTGCGTTTCCTCGAATGCAGGCCGCATGAATGGGCGTGCCGACATCTTGCTAGTGCCGAATTCGTGCATGTGCCAGTAAAACGGATCGTCTTGATTCTTCGCGCCCTTTTTGGGCTTGCCGTGGCGCACGCCGATGTTGATTTGTGCGTAGGTGTCGCTACGTTGGCGCTCTACCTTTGCGGCGATGTTGCGAATCAGTGCGCCGGTATCTTCAATGCCTTTTGATTTTGCGATTTGTTTGGCGCGTTTCTTCACGACCGCAGCACCCGCAACAACCGCAGAGCGCAGAATCTTTTTCTTGACCTTTTCGTTAAGCGCTTCCAATGCGCGCGTCAATTCAACGCCGCCGGAAATCTTGAAGCTAGCGGCCATCGTTTACCCCGATAGTCGCCATGATGTGAATTTCGCGGCGCTCTGTGTATTTCTCAGATGCGCCGTGAACGTTGTAATAGTTCGTGCCGTGCTTGATTCGGTCTTGCGGCAACACGTCTAGCGGGTATCGAGCGCGGATACGAACGCCGGTTTCGGCTTGCACTTGCTCGCTGCCCCAATACTCGCGATTTGCACCGGGCTCAATTGCCACCCAAGGCTCTGCAATCGTTGACCATTCGACGCGTTCGCCGCCGTCGGTATCGCGCGTTGACGACTTGCGCTGCACTTCAATCTGATTGCGCAGCTTGCCAATTCTCATAACGCCCACACTCGCACAGTGTCGAGTAGCGCCTTCACGCCTAACGGAAGCTCTACGGCGGTTTGCCCAATGACAATAGACTCTCGGTTTTCGTAGAGATGCCCGATTGTCAGAAGCATCGCAGCCTTAACGGTTGCCGGTGGTGTTGCCGCGCCTGCGACATAGACGACACGCACGACGTTTGCGGCGTCTAGCGTTTCAGGCCATTCCGTACCGTATGCGCGAATAACCCATGACGTGTGGCTGAACGTGTCCAACGTGTACGCGGAAGGCGCTAGCGTTTGTTCTGTGCCGTTTGTGTCGATGTATTTCAGCGACGTGATTGCGGTGACTGGCGATCTTGGTAAATCGATTGCGCCATCGGGGAACTCGTCTAAACGAAGCTCTAGCGTTTGGCTTCCGATGCTGCGCTGTGTGTAGTGCTCACATGCTTCGCGCGCTGCTGTAATCCATACGCCAATCAGCGCATCTTCTGCGGTGTCG